AACTTAAGAACAGGTATAACGATCCCACGATTCATAAACGTTTTGTTGTCGGTATTGATCGTGCTAAGATGAGACTTTACGATTGTGAACAGTCTGCACAAGAAGATCTCCTTGACAATAGAAAAGAAGAAGAGTATACTTATGAGGAAGAAAAACCTAAAAAATCGTTCGATGGATTCAAGTTCTAGTATGGGGTTGACCACAAGAAAATTACAATCTGAATTGGTTACTAAAGAACAACCTCATTATTTTGAAATAAAAAATATTGATGGTAATCGATATTGTCATTGTGGTAGTATGAAGGATGTAGAAAAAATGTTATCTCTTCATCCTGAGTTTACATATGAGAAGATCTATCTTCCCAACCCACCAAAGACTGTAGATGTATTTCATACTTCAGTTGCACCTGACCCAGAACTTCCAGAACAAAAAATTCTTCCAGAATCCGAACTACAACCCCTAGATTTATGACTGTAAATACTAAAGCATATCTTGAATTCGTCAATGCTGTCACGTCACAACCATCCCAAGACCACGAAGCTTTCGTCTATCGTATTCAAGAATTGGAGGGTCAGGGTTTTCCTACCGAGCGACTGCTTACTGCTGCTGTAGGTATGTCTGCTGAAGCAGGTGAGTTTACTGAGGTGGTCAAGAAAATTGTCTTCCAAGGTAAACCTGTTAATGAAGAAAACCTTTTTCATCTGAAACGTGAACTTGGTGATATTATGTGGTATGTTGCTCAGGCATGTATGGGTCTTGATACTACCATTGATGAGATCATTGAGATGAATGTAGACAAACTGAAGTCTCGTTATCCTGGTGGTGAGTTTGATGTCCATTATTCTGAAAACCGTAAAGAAGGAGATGTATGATTACTATTGAAGTAGATGTAAGACAAGCAGCTGCTATTCGTCAAGCATTATTTCGTGAACAAGATGGATATACTTATGATCCTAATTGTTGTCCTTCACGTATTGTAGATATCAGAAATGTTATCCAAAGTCTTGACAAACAGATTGAGAGTGAATTAAAATCTATTGAAGAAACTGAAGAAACTAAAGAATGACATACGACTTTTCTTTCGCTCATTCACCAGAAGGTTTTGACAATCACATTGATAGTTCTATCCGTGGGTATTCAAATCTTCTAGAAGACACTGTATCTTTCTCCCGATACTTTGTGGAAGATGATACCAAAGTCGTTGATGTGGGTTGTTCTACTGGTAAACTCACTAAGATGATCATCAGTAACAATCCCAATCGTAAAAGGGCTCAGTATGTGGGTGTAGAACTTGCTGGTAGTTTTTATGATGACTTGTCTGAACGTCAGACAGAGGTTCGTAAAGAATATCCCTGGGCCCTCCTAGAGTGGGTTCGTGGTAATGTCACTAACTATGAGTTCAAGAACTGTTCTCTGGTGACTTCACTATTCACTCTACAGTTCATGCCCAAGACCACTAGACAGGAGACTATCAATAAGATCTATGATGGTCTCAATGAGGGTGGTGCATTTATCTTTGCAGAGAAGTTGATGTGTGAGAATGCATTCTTCCAGGAACTTCTTACCTTCAATCACTATGATTACAAGAGAAAGACTTTCACTGCAGAAGAGATCATGGACAAGGAGAAACAACTCCGTGACATGTTAAAACCAAATACCTGGTCTGAACTAAAAGATATGGTTACCAAAGCTGGTTTTAAAGATTGTCAGATCTTTTGGAGAAACCATCAATTTGTTGGAGTTATTGCAATTAAGTAATGTGTGGAATTATTGGTGGATTTGACATTCCACAAATTGAAAAAGGTCTTCATGCAATTGTTCATAGAGGACCAGACAATCAAAAAGTAATTCAGACGGACAATGTCTATTTTGGACATGTCCGTTTGTCTATTATTGATACTAGTAGCGATTCAAATCAACCGTTTGTTTATGGTAACACTACCATGATTTTCAATGGTACGATTTGGAACTATCGTGAGTTGAGAGAAGAATTGGATATTGAAACAAAAACTTCAGGTGATACTGAGGTTCTTTGTGCTATTTTGGATAAGTACGGTATTGAAGGATTGAACAGAGTTCAGGGAATGTTTGCCATTGCATTCACTCAAGGTGATGGATCTATTACTATTGTGAGAGATCGTCATGGTGAAGTTCCTCTTCACTATTCTCTTATCTCAGGTCTGTTTTCATCATTCTCTTTCTGTTCAGAGATCAAAGGTCTTCTTGCCATAGGTGAGAGCGGTCAAACCATCAAGATGTTGGAACCTGGTGCATTTATTAAGGTTACATCTAATTTCACTGTGGAAGAAGGATATTGGTATAATATTAGAGAACATATCACAGATACTTCTACATGGGGTTTTGATGACTCTAAGGCAATGATTTATAGAAATATTGTGATGGGTTCTTTTGAAAGAACTGTTGCCGATGTTCCTGTTGCTTGTCTTTTATCAGGTGGTATTGATTCTGCTATTACAACACTTGTTGCTTCTCAAAACATTCCAAATTTGGTGACATATATTGCAGTTCATAATGAGAACTCAAAGGATCTTAAGTCTGCCAGAGAAGTTGCTAAATATTTGGGAGTTGAACTGAGAGAAGTCAAAGTTCGACCTCCTACAGTTGATGATGTTAATGATGTTATCAATACTATTGAGATGCCATACAAGGCCCAGGTAGAGATTGGATACCCATGTATTCAGCTTGCAAGGAGAATCCATGAAGATGGATTCAAAGTGATTATGTCTGGTGAAGGTAGTGATGAACTCTGGGCATCCTACGGTATGAGTTACCATGGAATCAAAGATCATGGTTGGAAAGACTATAGAATTGGTTTGTTTGGTTCACAACACCGTAAAAACTTTTCGAGATGTAATAAGATCTTCATGAAGTATGGTATTGAATGTAGATTACCATTTCTCAATACTCAATTGGTAGAAACTGCACTTGGTCTTCCTCAAGATATTGTGTGGGATGGTAAGTCTAGACCTAAGGCAATTCTTCAAGAAGCATTTAGAGATCGACTTCCTGACGATATTATTGATAGGAAGAAAGTAGCATTTCAAGATGGTATGGGTATTAAGAGTCTTTATGAAAATATTGTTGACTCACCAAAAACATATTATAATGACCACTATAAGAAGAAGTTTACATGACCAAGTTGCCCTATAAATTACAAGATGTCTATGACGGTGAGGCTCAGGAAAAGTTCACCGTTATTTCTACATTCGCTGGTGGAGGTGGTTCCTCTACTGGGTATCGTCTTGCAGGTGGTAAAATCCTCTGTATTAATGAGTTTGTAGAGGAAGCAAGAAGGACATACTCACAAAACTATCCAACAACCACTATTCTTCCTGGTGACATCAAAGAGTTGACAGGTAAAGATTTCTTGGAAGCCACTGGTTTGAAACCAGGAGAACTTGATATTCTTGATGGTTCACCACCATGTTCTGCATTTTCTGTTGCAGGATCTATGTGTCGTGGTGAAGGATCTAAACATTCTGATGGGTGGGGAAAGACCAAGAACTATTCTGATGGTAAGAAAGTAGAGAATATTGAAGATCTCTTCTTTGAGTATATTCGTGTTGCTAATGATATTCGTCCAAAGGTTATTGTTGCGGAGAACGTCAAGGGTTTGACCATTGGTGAGGCTAAGACTTATTATGCAAAGATTACTAATGCATTTGAAGAAATTGGATATCTTGTCACTTCAAAAGTGATGAAAGCATCTCATTATGGTGTGGGTCAAGCAAGAGAAAGACTTATCTTTATTGCAGTTCGTGATGACATTGCAGATCAGATTGGTTTGAATGTCTTGACTGTATCTTCTCTGTTCCCTCCTACATCATCTAAAGATACTACTATCGGTGATATTATTGATGGTGTAGAGAATGATCCTGATAATGTCAAGGGTCTTACGGAACACATGTTGAAGAGTGGTATCTATCAGAGTGTTGTGAAGAAAATGCCTAAGGATCCTAAAAAGATTCTTTCGGGTATGGATTATCATGAGAAGGGTCATTGTTTCAATACTAAGAGAGCATCATTCTACAAACCATCTCCTACACTGACTGCAAGTGGTGGTTTGATTCACTGGAATGAAGACAGAGTATTATCTGTTCCAGAACTTAAACGTATCCAATCACTTCCTGATGATTTCATTCTGACTGGTTCTCATTCACAACAAACAGAGAGAGTTGGTCGTATGGTTCCTCCTCTGATGATGAAAGCCATTGCGGAGAATATTTATAAAGAGGTTCTATCTAAACTCTAATATCATAAATAGAAATAATAAGAGTTGTTAGAACTAAAACTATGTCGGATATGAGTAATCTGTACAGAGCTTATTCAGCTGTACACAATTCTGAAATTAGTAATCAGTTGAATGAGTCAAGAGATCTCATCTCTGGTATGCAGTTCAACCAAATGAATTCAGTTGATCTTCAGGAAGTTGCTGAAGAGATCTTGGAAGAAATGTTTGAGATGAGTCTTGACATCAATCAGACCTCTGACATCATCACTGATATTCTTAGTGAGTCATTAGAGTTAAGTCAGTCTAATCTTAAAGCTCAGAAGATTGATTCTCTGGCAGAAGCATTTGATAATGCCCTTGAGAATGGTCATACTGTAGAGAGATTCCTCCAGTATAGACGTTCCAAGAAAGTTCAAGAGAACTTCCACAATATTTCTAATGAAGAACTTGGAACTAAGAGACTTCATGAAGCTCTGATTGCTCAGAATAGAAAGAACATCAAGGAAGGTATCCTGTCCCTGGTTGAGAAGAAGGTCAAGGATTCTTCTTACCTTGAGACCAACATGAAGAAGAGACAAGAGAATAACGAGAAGGCCCGTAAGGATATGGAGAAAATGGGTACTTCAATGAAGAACCCTCACTTCGAAGAAGTTTCCCAGATCCGTAAGGACTGGGCAAGTTCTTACAAATCCATTTATGAGAAGATGGATCCCGTTGGTCAGGAAGATGGTGATATCGACAACGATGGTGATGAGGATTCCTCTGATAAGTATCTCGCCAAGAGACGTAAAGCCATCGGTAAGGCTATGGGTAAGAAGAAAGAGAAAGTTAAGGAAGAAGTAGATCCAGAGAAAGCCAAAAAGATTAAGAAAACAATTTCTAATATGGGTAAAGGAAACCCACACTATGATGCCAAGAGTGCTGGATCATCTCGCGTAAAAGGTTTTAAGTTTACTCCTGTCAAAGAAGAAACTGAGAATGTAGAAGATTTTGATCAGATGTTTGATTCTCTGATTGAAGAGGGTTATACAAAGTCTGAAGCTCTTCAGATCATGACTCAGATGGCACTTGATGAGGATTCACGTCGTACCAGCAACAAACAACATACTCAACGTGTAAGATCTAACATTAAGTCTTTTGGAAGTAACTATACTCCTCCTAGTAACTATGACCCCGATGCTAATCGTGGTAAAGGAGAAGTTCTTACTCGTAAGCAGATTGAGAAGAAACGTCGTAAGTCACTTCGTCAAGAAGAAGTAGAACAATACGTTGACTTCCTTATTGATGAGGGATACGATTGCTCGGATCTTACATGGGAAGATATGTTTGAAGAGTATGAGTCTCTAGATGAGGGTCTCCGTTCTGCTGTTAAGAGACTTCTTGGTAAGAAGGAAGCTCCTGCTGAGAAGAAACCAGAGAGCAGAGGTGAGCAACTTCGTAAGAAGTATAATGTTGGTCCCGAAAGATCCGACACTTCTGCTAAGAGACAGATCCTTGACCGTACTCGTGCAAAGGC